ATACAAATAAGTGCTGAACACATCTTCTACGTTCAGGGCTTCACCACCTACGCCAGAGGCTGCTGCTGCTACTATTTTAGATACTGACATCTATTATCCCATTGCCTGACCTAGAGTGAAGCCGTAGTAGTTACTTCCCCCATCTACTGTAATAAACGCAAACACATCTATTCCTGCGTTAGTAGCTGTTATTGTAGGTGCTGTTGCTGCTGCCCAGTCTACAGTGCCGGGCCAAGTGATTGTCCTTGCTGAACTGTCTTGCACCACCTTTAAGATAAACGCAGAAGCTCTGCCAGATGCGGCAGGGTTACTAAATGTATAAGTTACGTTCTCAGATAGCGTATGTGTAAACACGTTGCCATCACGTAAGTTAATTGTGGCTGCGTTAGAGCTAGAAGAAACTACTGTACTCTCTTCCGTTGTACCGTTGTCAAAACTTACAACACCGTTAGCGTCTGCTGTTACAGCTTTAGATGCTGCTGTTAGTCCTAGTGTTGTAATATCTAAATAGTTTAACTCAGCAGTTGTTGCTGTCACACCGTCTAATATATTAAGTTCTGCCGCTGTTGATGTAACACCGTCAAGTATATTTAATTCAGCTGCTGTTGATGTTATTGCTACACCACCTATTTGTAATGCAGTACTAGCATTAATTGTTGGTGCGGCTAGCGTTCCAGTAAATGTCGGTCCTGCAATAGCTGCCTTTGTATCAATCTGAGTTTGTATCGCAGAAGTTACGCCATCAACATAGTTTAACTCTGCAGTTGTGGCTGTGACACCATCCATGATATTTAACTCTGCAGCAGTGGCGGTTACACTAAGATCACTTAGACTAGAAACTGTAGCTTTAGAGTCTATCTCTCCACCCATACCACTATGACTAGAACAATAGTAATACAGTGTATCAGGAGCATCTTGCTCTAGTTTAACCTGTGTGTAAGCTCCTGCGCTGCCGGGAGTACCTACTGCTGTTACGCCCGTAGAAAATGCACTACCACCACCATGTGTACCATCTGAAGTTGTACTTAGTAGTAATGGATGCCCTGAGTTAGAACTATCTGACTGATCAAACCTATATGTTATTGAAGGTGCAAGTAAGCCTAACTGTTGCACGGTTCCATCAAGAGCATACTTGTTACCACCAGAGTTAACTACAGTAACTGCAATTGTTGCATAAGGTTGTTTGGCATCTACCTGTGTTTGTATTGCAGATGTTACACCATCAACGTAGTTTAGTTCAGTAGCGGTTGCTGTAACACCATCAAGTATGTTAAGTTCAGCAGCAGTAGAAGTAACACCTAAATTAGTAAGGGCCGTAGATGCACTAGTTAAATCAGATAAGTTATTTGACTCTAATAGATAACGAGCATCTGCTTCTGTTTTGGTGTAGTGTGTAGCTAAAGTAAATGTACCATAGGCTACAATGTCTACAATATCTCCCGCTGTGGCACCCGCTGCCAGTACAATCGCTGTACCTGACGTAGCAGTAAAGTCTGTGCCTAATAATAGTTTTACACCATTGAGGTAAACATCTACAAAACCTGCGTCATACGTAGCTGAAAAATTTGTTTGGTTTGCAGTTGCAGTGTATGTGTTACGATCTGTAGTTCCATTTACAGATGAACCCGCTGCAGTAAAACCAGAACCACCATATACCTGCATAGAGTTTGAGGTAGTATTAAAGTAAAGAGTTCCTACTTGAAGGGCATCACCATCATTGTCTACGCTAGGAGCGGATGACTTAGCACCAAGGTATCTATCATCAAACGAATCAAAACTAGCTGCTGCAGAGTTTGCACTAGAAGCTGCTGCAGTAGCGGAGTTACCAGCATTAGTTTCACTTGTAGCTGCATTAGTAGCTGACGTAGCTGCAGCTGTAGCACTAGCCGCTGCTGCAGTTCCTGATCCTGCAATACTATCTACATATGTCTTAGTTGTCAAGTCTGCATTTGCACTTGGTGTATATGTAGCGGTAATTTTATTACTACCTGCTGCTACTGCACCTGTCAAAGTACCACCTGCTAAAGGTAGAAATGTATCAGTTGTGTATTTCTTAGTTGCTGCGTCTTGGTTAGCTGTCGGATCACCCAAGCCTGTAATTTTGCTAGTACCCATAGCTATAGCACCAGACATTGTACCACCTGCAAGTGGTAGCTTGGTTGCTATACTATTTGTAATAGTTGTACTAAAACTTGCGTCATCACCTAATGCTGCAGCTAGTTCGTTGAGTGTGTTTAATGTTCCCGGTGCTGAGTCTACAAGTGAAGATACCTCTGTGTCCACATAATTTTTTGTGGCTGCATCCTGTGCGTTACTTGGATCAGTAACGTTAGCAATTGTTGTACCTGTAACGTCCAGTGTTCCGTTTACTGTTACATTGTTAAACGTAGATGTACCTGAACTTGCTGTTACGTTACCAGTTACGTTACCAGTAATATTTCCTGTAATATCACCATCTATATCCCCGGTAATATTACCTGTTAAATTTCCAACAAAGCCAGAGCTTGCTGTAATAGTTGTACCCGTTATAGCAGCAGCACTTGACGCACCAATAATAGTACCGTCAATATTACCACCATTAATATCAACAGTTGCCAATGTAGCTTGTCCAGATGTCGATACAGTTGTAAAGCTACCAGCAGCAGCACTAGAAGCACCAATAACTGTACCATCTATGTTACCACCGTTAATGTCTGCAGTTGTTACTGTTGTTGTACCTGATGCAGTTAATGCGGTAAATGTACCTGCCGCTGCAGTAGAAGCACCAATAATAGTGCCATCAATATTACCGCCATTTATATCTGCTGTAGTTACAGTTGTAGTTCCTGTAGCAGTGAGGTCAGTAAATGTACCCGCACCTGCAGAAGCTGCACCGATAGTTACACCGTCTATTGCACCACCGTTAACGTCTATGTTAGAAAAGGTAGCAGCGCCTGTTACAGTAACAGAGTCAATGTAACCTACTCCATCAATATACAAGTCCTTAAACTTTAATGCAGACGTACCAATATCAATGTCATCATCTGTTACAGGGACAATGGCACCATCTTGAATACGTACTTGCTCTACTGCAGAGCCACCTACTTCACTGAAGAAGCTAATACGATTGTTAGTTGTGTCTACTACTACTTTGTTTAACGCATCTGCGTCAGCTATTAGGGGTACGTAACCACCTTCAGTGGAACTACCATCGTGTTTGTGTCCAGTAGCTAAAGCAAATGCGTCACGAAGGGCGTTATACTCTGCGTTTACTGGTGCTGCTTTAATAACCGCATTAGCAACAATGTCAGCTGTTGACTGTCTTGAATAACCTGCCATTTACAATCTATCTCCTACTCCAAATGTAATCACTAGACCTTGGATACTGTGTGATGCACTTGTGTCATTAGTTACGAATTTTAAGGACGCAGACTTACCTGATCCCGATATGTTAGTACGTTGAACGGGTGAAGGGTTCCCATCAAATATTGCAGTACTATTGTATTTAGCTTCGTTATAGTATGCAGCCGCACCTTCTGTTGTTAGTGTAAAGTTTGTCGGGTTTAATGTGTTCACATCTTCATAGTCGTAAACAGCTGACATAATAATTTCATTGTTACCTTCAGATCGTAAGTAGGTAGCTACTGAATAAAATATCTTACGTTGCTCTGGGTCTTGCATGTGGAAAAAAGGAGTTTGAAATTGACTAAAAATCTCATTACCATCAAAGTTAAAACCCTCTTCTTGCTTTTGAACTTTTCCCGCACTGTCTCCATGAATAACAAATTCATACTGTCCTATATATCCACTATCTGCACAAGTAGATGTAATACCTAGCATCTGACTATACTCAAATTGTAAGCCATTAGGTGTTTGCCTAAAGCCCCCAAGAATACCTTGTGAATCTGCTGCCGCAAAGAAGTAACGAAACTGCGTCTTCTGCCGTATAACTACTGAGCTTAAACCTTCTAAGTCAATATCAAATACAATGTCAGTAAAGATAGACTGAATGTCTTTAGACACTGTTTCAAGATTAACGTCACCAATTTTATCAGTACCACTGACAGGACGTAAACCATCTTGAGACAAGAATAGTAAGTCGCCACCAATTTCAATAACGCTGTCTGAGGCTAAACACCCAAGGTCATCTGTAACATTCTCAAGTACAAAGTTAGCTATATTGTTACCTGTCAGCTTGCGAATATTATTACTACCAAACACGTATAACGCATCACGAAAAGGTTTGACTGCTACAACAGGAAAGCCTACATTAATAACTCCTGCGCCATCAGCAGCAGCAAAACTAGTTTCATTATATGGTGCACTAAAATAGAGGTTTGTATTTTCGTTAGGATCACCAGCTAAGAACATATGGTTTTGAAACACTGCAGAAAACTTAGGGTCATCAGGTGCATCAGCATGTGTAATTTGAGTGTATGTACTACCGTCATACGTAGCTGCAGGATTGATTCCGTCAGTAAGTATAATCTTTGCAGCGCCCCAGTTGTATTTTGTAAAACGTACCTTAGTAACACCTACCATTGTGGGTGAACCAGAGGTAGATACTGCAACCCACGCATCTGTAGAGTTATTCCAGTAGTGTAGATAGTTATTGCCACTAGAAGGTTTACGACAAGCAAGAATGCCATCGTTAATCCCATTAGCTACGCAAACACCTAAAACGCTACCTGTGCCTGTTACTGTACCGTAGTTGTTAGTAAATCCATTAATCTTACGATAGCCACCCGTAACAGATGGTTCATAATTAATTAAGCTAATAGCAGAACCCGGTTGATTCTCACCTTGTGATAGCACATCACGACTAGTGTTCAAACCACCCTGACAAAACACTTTAAAGGAAGATAGATTATCAGCCATTAGACCACGCTACTAAAAGTACTATTTGCTGGGCGTTGAATTACTGTAGAACGAATGTATAAGTTATCGTCCATTAAAATACGGCGCATCGCCTTAATGCCCTCTTCAAAATTTCTTTGGTGCATAGCTGCGCTTTGTTCATTACTACGAAAACGCATGATAAACATAATTGCACCATCAATAACTACATGCTTAAAACGTTCAGGAATAATCATTGTATCAGTATACAGAACAAGATCATCGGGGTATGTAAAATATATATACTCAACATCGTATGCAGCATCGGTCAATGGAGTAATACCAAACTTTTCTTCTAGTGTTTGATACACGTAGGTAGGTTTGCCTGTCCCATTTGTTTGATCAGCTTCATCATCTTGTGTGCGATAGTTTTGTAGATAATCATTATATGTTAATGTATTTAAATGTCTAGGGGTATTATCCAACCCGGTAGTCTTTTTTAGAAAGAATGAATCCCAATCTACCGAACCCATATTAGCTGGAAAGTCATAGGTTCGTTGTGCGGTAGTTAAAGTTTGAGTAAATGTTGTTTTTAAAAAGGGAAATTCTTGTCCATCTTGTAGGATAAGACGAATGCTACTGTTTACAGCATCTTTAGCAAGAGCTTGTACGTTACGTACAGTATCAAAGCCATCACCAGCAGTATCTAGTGTGACCTCGTTTAAACGTCTTAGTGTATCGTTTACTAGTGTAATGTACGTAGTTGCCATTTAAATAACCTTTGGATAAGCTGAGAGGGGCAAGTTTCCCTGCCCCCCAATTAGTTTATTTAAGCGTTGTCACGACTTACTTCATCAGCAGTCATTTCGCCTAGTGCACTAACGTCCATCATTACAGCGTACACACGTAGTGTACCTGCAGTAAATGATGCACCGCCGCCTGCAAGAGTTACGTCAAGTGTATCTGCAGAAGTGATGATAACATCACCAGCTACAGTAGCGGAAGGAGCATACGCTCCATCAGCAGCACCGTCAATATCAAATGCAGCCACGTATTCATCAGCGTCTACAGCTGTGCCTAATGTAGCAGTAGCATCTGTACCAGTGTTTTGAGTAGCAGAAGCTGTTACTTGAATACCTGCTGTAATAATTTTAGTATTAGCAGGTACAGTAAGAGCCTGTACTACATCACCGGGGGCAATGCTATTTGCAGTTAGGTCAATAGTTTGTTCAACCATATACGCTTGACGACCACGTGAAGAACTCCCGTGTGCAGGAGCTAGAGTTGCAGTAATAGTAGCCATTTTCTATTCTCCTTATCGTAAGTTGTAGAGTGCATTGACCAACGCCTCTGGGCGAAGAATCTTGCGACCATATAGATGCATACCACGAACAATGTCAGCGAAGCTGTCAGGGTCACGATATGTTTCTGTTTTATTGATCTGCTCTGCAGTTGCAACAGCTGAACTGTGACCACCTACGATAACACCGTAGTTAGTTGAGCCAGAAGCTGCGTTTGTTGCAGGGCCAGTACCAAAAGTTGGCAAGTTGTTAGACACGTGTACTTGGAAACCGTGCAGGTTGTTTACAACAAGACCATTACGGATACCACCAGATTCACCGAAGTCTGAATTTTGAAGACGAGAATCTTCATCACGCAGGATTTCCATGAATACTGGGTCAACAACGAGCCAACGACCTGTTGTGTCAACGTTTTGCTGGTCTAGCTTACGAGCCATACGAGCAATAAGTTGTAGTGGGTTTGCTTCACCTGCAGTTGAAGGTGTAGCAGTTGCACCGCCTGTACGTGGCAGTAGAGCAACAGTGTTGCCAGAAGAACCACCATTAAAATCAGAACCATCCAGCTTCATTGAAGCAAGCAATTCGTCTGTACCTGCAGTCGATACAGCAACACTACCGTTAGTAGTTGTGTTGGCAGTATCGGCATTGCCGTGCAGTGCAGATTGTTTGTAGCCTGACATGTAACCAAGAACGTCTTGGTCAAATTGGTCAGAGATACGATATGCAGCACGATCCGAAGCAAGGCTTTGGAAATTAACGTGACTATGAGCCTCCTCAATATCGTCAACCTTGAAAGCAAAATAGTTAGCTTTATCAATGGTTAACGAGAAGTCTTCATCGTCAAGGTCTTGTGGCGTGATCGCCGTACCACGTGCATATTCTTTTACGGTGATCTCAGGTTCTTTAATAATTTTAACTGAGTCACCCATGTTAGCAATCTCTCCGAAATAATCAGAGTTCGTAATTGCTTCAACAACAGATGCCTTGCGGAACGCAAGTTGCACCTGTTTGGAGTAGATTACTGGTGAAAAGTTACCGTTAGGTAAATTACCGTAACCGCCTGCTGATGTAAATGCCATTTGAACATTCTCCTATTAGCAAGAACAGATGCAGAACACACAGATACTTATATTGGAGGCTAGACATCTTAGGGTGCGTAAATTGTAACACTTGGCCTTTGCATTACATTTACGGGCCATGATTTACTAGGTAAGTCCGTAAGGTCTGTTGTTTGCTTGGGGAATATATGTTACGTAGGTATTCCATTTCTGGGGCTACATAACATATTATACATATAGTTATAACACAAATAACTATAATGTCAATACTTATTACCTAGCTGAACCAGATAAATCGTAAATAAAGTTTCCAGTCCGAATAGCTTCCATGATCTCGTCTGATCGTTTCTCGTATTCTTGTGGAGACATCTTCTGTACCTGAGATTCACGGATAGCATTTCCCATAGCATCCGACTGAGGTTTACTGCGTTCATTCCGTGTACCCACAGAACGTGCAGCATCTTTTGATGAAGCAGACTTCTTAGTTGTAATATTACGATCTGATTTATACAGATCAATTGCACGTCCTGCTGAACGAGCGTCTGCGTCATTTTCATATAGGACATCTTGAACCCACTTAGGTTGTTCTTCTGCCCACTCGTGAAAGTCATCACTATTGCGAATGTCACCAAAGTCAGGGTGTAACTTCATAAGTTCAGCTTCTGCTTTATCACGTGATGCTGATGCTTTCATCTCATCAATTTCACGAACACGTTCTTCAAGACCTTGCGATTGTTCTTTTGCTTTTTTAATTGCAATGGTCTCAACGATAGCAGCTACATCTGGATACTTAGTTGTCCAAGCTTCAATGTCTTCATCAGACTTTGGTAACTTAATTTCTTTTTTAGCTGCAGAGTTAAGTTGAGTTTCAAGAGCTTTGATACGATCTTCGTAGTCTTTTTCTTTTTGTTGTTGGTGCCTACGTAGATCACCGTAACGTTTCTTAAAACTTTTTTCTTCTGCATTTGCAGGTTCAGCTTCTTTAGGTTCTTCTACCTGTTCAGCTTCACCCTTTTGTTCCGCTAGTAGCTTTTCAAGTTCTTCTTCTTCTTTCTGTAACCGTTCTTCATTTGTATACTTACGATTAGCAAAAGCTACCTTTTTTGGTGACTGCATTTCTTCAGCCATTATTTGTTGTTCTGACATTATATGTCCTCTCACTGGGGCCACCGTAGCCTGTTGGTAGGGGGATGGGTAGGCCAGTCATATTAGTGTTTATAGTTAGGTACACTAAACCTAGTCATCGTCACCTCCGAAACCAAAGAAGTCTGCAACACCGTCAAAGAATTTTTCAACAATGTTTTTATCAGATGGTGCAGCTGCAGTGGTTGTATCAGAGCCATTATTACCGTCACTACTATTAGCAGCGTTAGCTTCGTTTACGGTGTCGAATATTCTGTTGCCTTCGCTGTCAAATAATTTTGTTGCTTGTTCTTTATCATAAGCACTTAAACCTTCAGTAGATTTTCCTGCTGCAAAATCAGCCATTTTATTATATCTATTATTTATTATTTCATAATGTTGTGCTACATCTACATTACCTGAGTTTACCGCATTGTCATACGCCTCAGCTTGGCTGCTTGTAAACGCACTGCCTGTATTAGTTGTTGTTAATAGATTTGTACTAGCACTACTTCCGTAAGGAGAATTTTCTGGTGTGTATATCGGAGCATATGAAGTACCCGCCTCTGCTACATTTGAAAAAGGACTGCTCACATCAGCAAACATACTCTTTAAACCAGTACCTACTTTTTGAAGAAAACTTTGTTTGTCTGCCGTTAGATCAGGTATTTCTATTCCTTCGTCTTCCATTAAATCTTCTAGTTGATTTCCAAAGTGACTAGCAGCAGCACGTCCTGCCATACCTACAATAGGGTTAATAAAAGCTAGGGTTGTCATCATTGCTTTTGTTTGTTGGTTTTTATTCCACGCATCAAGAATAGAATCTTTACCTGCATCTTTTAGTGCAGACAAAGCACTACCCGATTGTTGCATTGTCATATTAGATAAGCGCAGTTTATCTGCACCCTTATCATCCCTAATGGGTGTTACCTGCGTTGTTTCTACGGACGTAGACTCAATGTCATCTGTTTGATTTTCATAATCTGAAAGAGGAATAAACCCATCAGGAATAGATACTACAGGATTACCATTGTAGAAAGAAATGGTTTTACGTTCTCCTGTTTCAGGATTAATGTATTCTTTTGTTGTATATACATCACCAACTGTATCAAAGAACTTATCTTCTGTAGATGCCGTATTTACACCTGTTGAAGTATTAGTTGCAGTTTGTGCTGTACCTGTTGATGTAGCTGCAGTTTTAATTGCAAGACTACCATCATCAAAAGGAGTAGTTTGATTTGTAACAAAATTAGGCATGTATCCACCCGCAGGTGATGCAGTAGGTGGTGGGGGTGCAACAGAACTAGGTGGAGGGGTGTAAGATGCAGTAGTTTGTTGGCCTTGATAGATAGAAGGTTGGTATCCTGCAATACCACTAGAGGGTACAAACGTACCTGCAGCTGCGTGTACCATACCACCTTCAGCCATCTCACGTGGTTTGTCTTCATCTTCCATAGGCCCACCGCCTACAATGATAAGATCGGCAGGGCCAAAGGGAACCTCGTCATCTAATGTAGCCTCTTCAGAATTACCCATCTGACCCATAGCTTCCATTTTCTTTATGCCAAACTTAGCTTCATCACGAAGTTGCATAATCTTTTCTAGCCCGTGGTAACGAACTACGTCAGCAGGAAGAACAAACTCACCCTCACTCAGCATGGCAGGAACATCGTCACGTACTTCTTTTTTAGTACTACCATTAGGAACATCATTTCCTGATTCTTCGTCTACCATGCCACCCTCATCCTTGAGGCCACCTTCTTCAAACATGTCCATTTGTTCTTGCATTGGGGTTCCACCTTTGTTGAATTTTAATTCGTTACTTCGTTTCTTTGCCGCAGCCTCTGCGTCTTTTAGATTTTTGTGAGTACTTGTTGGTTCAATTATTTCAGCATCTAACATCATTTTTAGTGTGTCATCATCATATCTATAGCCATCATGTATTGTAGGAATATTAATCCACTTACCTTTGTATTTAAAAGTTGTAGATTTTTCAGATACCATTTCACCTTCAGGTGTTTTATAAACATCTCTACCTGCTTGCGTTTGTTTATCTGTTTTCTTTCCTACGTCAGCCATTTTTTAATACTTCGTCCCTTAGTAGTTTAAGTCTGCGCAGTTGATACGTTGCACCTTGTGCTCTATGCATTGCAACAATGTTATCAGATTGTTCCATTAGTCTATGTTGTTGGTTTATTAAATAATCTAAGTATTCCTCAAAACTATGCCACTGGAGGTGGTTGCTGACCAGCCCCTTGAGCTTGTTGAGGTGCTCCTTGTCCTTGTGCATTCCCACTAAATCCTTGTTCTTGAGGTGTTGGTACTTGGCCTGTGCCTATGTTACCACCACCTGCACCTGATGGGTCCATTGGATTTGCACCTGCAGGACCACCTTGTTGTGCTTGCTGTTCTTGCTGGAACTGTTTCATTAGTTCAGCTTGAATAGCAGCTTCGTTCATATTGTTGGTAACTTTGTCAGGGTCAAGATCAAGAGACTTTGCAATCTCACGAATAATGTATTGAAACTTAGCAAATGGTGCAAGTGCAGGGTTAGATGATACTTGCAAGAATTGCATAAGCCGTTGGCTACGTACTTCATTAGCCATAAGTGATTCCGTACCACGAGCTTTAACTTCTAAGTCACCTTTAATTTCAGGGTCAAAGTCAAACTGCATATTGAAGCGGAATAGTCCTTCACCTAGTGGGCGAAGTAAATAGTCATCTACGTTTTTAATGACATTCTTAATTGTTCCACTAGCGGCACCCATTAACATACTAATACCACTAGCAGTACGGCCTACACCACTAACACCTGTTTGCCCATGCGCAAAGGATGGAAAGCCAGTAGATTCATCTGCAAGCACTCGTGCCTTGTCAAACAGCTGTAAGTTTTCGCCAGCAACGTTAGGGAACTTGGTGCCAAAAATAGCCTGCCCCGGTGCGCCGCCTTGTCTACGGAACACCTTGCCGGGATATACACTCAAGTCTTGCCCCGGTACAAGGTTAGTTTCATCAACCTCAATCAATAGATTGCCTGACAATACAGCATTATCTACAGCCATACGCATGAAACCATTCATAAGTGTTTGAGTATCATCCATATTTTCGGCAATGCCAATGCCAAAGAAGCTATATGGATTCAACTCATAGGGTGCTGCCATGTAAGGAATACGGGCAGGTTTAAATGGGTTTAGTACCATACGAAGTAGTTTGCCGTTACAAATCCAAACGTTTGCCTGTAGTTCGTCAGTCTCCTGTAGTTCACGAGGAATGTCTACGCCTTGTTGCATAAGCATCTCAACGTCTACCATACCCCAATACTCTAGTACTTCAAAACGTTCTATGCCATGCTCTGGTGCATAATCAGATAGATCATCTTCCCAGTATTCTTTATCATAGTTTTCACCAAGCATGATAGCTTCATCAATAACTTGACTACGGAAGTATGGGCGTTTCTTTAGGTTGCGTAACTGAGAACGAGATAGCTTGTGACGTTCAATTACATACTGTGCTTCATCCATGTTGTTTGCATCTGGATCAGGATAGAAGTTCCACACCGATACATGTGATACTTGTGGAATAGTTTTAAAGGTAGGCTCATAGTCACCTGTTTCATCATTCCAACTAGGGTACTCTTTATCTACAGCAAATGGGCCTTTCATAACACCTGTGCCAAACAAAGCCATTTCAAAGGCGGTGTTACGTAAATGTTTAGACGCAGAGGATTCATCAAGTTGATCTTGAATTTTCTTTTGCATCTTCTTTGCTGCAATCATTGAAGGGCTAAATGTAACAGATGTAGGTGTAGCACCTGCACCTTCTTTAACACCATCAATATCTTCTAGCTTTTCACGCAGTTCTGGATTAAGTAGTTCCTGTAATGTTTTTGCAGTAGCTCCTGCTGGTAGGTCTTTGCCATCACCATTAAAACCGTAAGGAGATACTGGGTCAGCTTTCTTATCCTTTTGCAGTTCTTTAGGAATAGCAGGATCAAAGCTTACGTTTTCCACTACACCATCTGGCAGTTCAGTAGGATCAACAGTAAGGGGAAAACTATTCTTTGCAAATAACACATCTACAATCTGACCATAAGCAGCCAGTGTTTTTGTTTTAGTTACCTTAATAAACACACGAGACTTCTCAGCTTCTGTAAACTGAACCTCTGGCCCATAAATACCACGATAGTTACGATATGCTCTTAGCCAACGTTCTTCATCCTGCCTACGATAGTCTTCTGCACGATGATACCGTTCCATAATAAACGGAATGATTTTAGAAGTATCTGCATCTTCTTCTACTGAGTTATCTGTATCCTCAAGAATAACAGCGTCATCCTCAATAAATACTTCATTATCTTCTGCCATTTATTTTTCCTTAATAACCAAATGTTGAGTCTGCTATTCGCATACCCATTGATCTCGTAGCATTAGGATCATAATCAAATATGCTAAATCTTGGTCTCGACATTATACCATACCGTAATGCATCGTACAAGTGATCTTCTGAGTGTGTGTCAATGTCTTCTGGATTCTTTTTATCCAATGGTATTGCGGGTAATTGTGCCACTATATTTGTACACGTATTAAAGAACACTAGGCGGGACTT